TTAAGGAATCGGAGGTAAACTAGCAGCAGTTGTGCTTTGCTGAATGGTAACTGTATTGAAGCTGCCAGTCAAATTGTAGTTCAAAGTTTGCTTTTCTGAACCTGCTTGCTGGAAGTTCATTGTGTTTGAGCTTCCTAAAACAGTTACAACTTGACTATGACCACTGCCAGCAGCGTTGCCGCCCGGATTACCTGCCTGAGTTGTAGTTAATGTGTTGCTGGAACCAGTGATGAGATAATCTAATTTGTTATATTTACCATCATCAATTCCAACTTTCATTACGTTACTATTACCAGTAACAGCGAATTTAACATCGCCATTAACAGTGGTCGCTTTGTCGGTGCTGTTACCGATAGCGTCTTTGTTGAGCAAGAATGTATTTGAGTTGCCAGTGAAAGTAAGATCAATATTGTTATTTGCTCCATTTGTGAACATCTTTAGGTTATTACTATTACCAGTAGTAATAGATTTAAGGGTCAAGTTGTTACCGATCATGGAGAAGTTAGCATCGTTATTGTCTCCAACTTGTCTCATCTCAAAAGTGAGATTGTCGGATGTTATTTCGCTGGGCGTGCCAGACGAACCAATTTTATTAACGCTACCAGTTTGAACAATAGTTGTTGTACCAGTAGTGGTGATTTGATTAATGTAGATTTGATTCTGCCCAAAGCAAAGGGCTGATAAAAATACATACAGGGCTAATAGTTTGATTTTCATTGTTTTTGAGGGGTTTTATATTTCCAGAATCTCGATTTCTCTCCTTGATCTACTATCTCTATTACTGCTTGTTCAATAGCACTTCTAACAGCTATTGTATTTGGTTCGTTGGCAGTTAATCCAAGTTCAGCTTCCACAGGAGTTACGCCGTGTTCGTAGAACTTGAATAGGTTGCCTGAAACCGCGACACTAGAAATTGTTTTAGTTACAGCTACGCTAAGTAGTATCTCACCTGTTTGTACGCTAACGAAACGAAGTGATACTGTAACAACGTCTTTGCGATATTGAGCACTAGATGATATGCCAAGAACGCTTGCGCCAGCGCCACCAGTAATTATGTTGGTGTCGTAGCCGATGATACCACCTTCTGCAATGATGCCAGCAAACAGCATAGGAGAGAGCTTTTCAGCGTCTCTGCCTTGAAAGGTTTCTCTCGTTTGGTTGATTAGCTGCCGTTCTCTAATGATATTGTCTAAACTGGTGCGTTCTAACACCTGAAACCATTGACCGCTGCCAGCAACGCGCAAAGCGTCTATAAGCCAGCTTTCCGCGCCTTGTGTGACTGCGGACGAAAAAGAGGCGTAGGAATCTACAGTTTTGCGTTGACCAGTCTTATCGACGAAGGAATAGACGGCAATGCTAATTCTAGGACTCTCTGGAGGCGGTAAATTACGCAACTGCTGCTCCAAAGGTGGAGCTTGCAGTTTAGGCTTCTCTAATATAGCAGGTTTTTGCGGAAAAGATGAGCAACCTACTAGGAAAAGAAGTAAGAATGGAGTTAACCATCTCATCCTTATCCACCTCCTGGTTTGAGGACTCCAACAGGAAGCTGAATTTGTGTAGAGCTACCTGTTGCGGGGTCGTTGATATATAGCGTTACTAAATCGCCATTCTTCTGCCAAGTGACGGTTGCGCCACCTTGTAAATTAATAATGCCAAATGTTTCGCCGCTTGAATTGAAAATTTGATCTGTAACTTGAGAAGCAAGCTGAGAATAAATTCTTGCCTGTAAGTTATTTATGAAAGTATTAAGCGGAGTATTTGTAGCTTGAATCTTTTGTTGTTCAAGATCAGCTTTTAAGTTATCCTTAACAGCTTGTTTACGAGTTCTCGCTAAATTCTCTACTGTGAGAGCGTGTCCAGAGTAGTTAACTCCATTAAAAAATGGAGACTTGAAGGCATGAACCATCTCGCTTCCATGCGAGCTGGAAATAAAAATAAATAAAATTAGAAAAAATGCCTTCTTCACCTATCATACCATTACACTTTTTTATCGGATTCTTTGAATTGATAGAAGTAATCGTCGTTATCTAAAGCGACCCACTTGCCTTTACCTTCGCAAGTGAACTCTTTATCAAAGACTTTCCAATCTGGCTTTTCTAATTTTTTAGCGATAAAAGCGCCACCATCTTTCCAAACAACTCTATTATTTGGCTGAAAGAATAATTGATTACATTCTTTACCTGTTGAGTCTTGAAGACCCCAAATAAGATGGCCGCATTTGTGTCCTCCAGCCATTTCAGAATAGCCAAACGCAGCATCAGGATTATCATGCCAGTCTATTGTAAATAAGTATTTGCCCTTAACCCATTCGTGATTCTTGAGTTGAACTTCAACAGCGGCGTTCTTATGATACTCATATCTTGTTACAGACAAGACATTTGAATAACAATCCCAAAGTTGCAGCCAATCTAAAGGATAGTTAGAGTGTTTAGAATCTAGCGTCAGATATTGAATCGGCACTCTATCGTGTCTAGAACCATACTCTGTCATTATTTGAAATGTAAGACAGCGACGAGTTAATGAGGTAACTCCGAAAACTTCACATGAAATATACTCTTTTTCAGCTTTAGTATGATTATAAAGAAAGTCGCTGCTTAAATAAGCATGAAAAACAGGAATATTCGCATTTAAGTATGGCATTACTTAGTTTTACGCTTTTTTGCTGGTGCTTTGGACTCTTTATTTTTATTTTTAATAAACTCGTTCATATCTTCTACCTTCATAATATCTAAATTGGTAGTGATATGATCATAGAATTCAGGGAAACATTCTTTAAATAGCTTAAGATTAATAACTGTTGACTCCATAGAAGGTCTGGAAAAGGAAGAGTAAAGAGCTTTAACCGCTAGTTCATCGCCTTGTATAACTGCTTCGCGCAATTCTGGACATAAGAAAAGACCAAGGAAACAATCTTTAAAGCTATTGACTAACATTCCAATAGATAGTTCAAATTGTTTTTGATTTACGAAGAATGTTTCAACTGGAATATTCCAGCTAACCATTGCGTCATCACCGTAATCAATACTGATCTTAAGAGTTTTTTCTTTTATCTTGGACCAAATAACCTCACCAAGATAAGGCTGGCAAACAGCGAAAAATCCAGATAGTCTTTCTCTAATGTCCGCAGGAATCTCTGAATCAAATTGAGTATTGACTGCGATTTTAGTTAAATCGACAATAGCTTCTTTAAAGTTTTTACGAGTAACTTTCTTTTTCAAGACAGATTCAAAATCTTTCTTTACTTTAGAAAATTCTGTAAACAAAATTGTTTCTTGTTCTTTGTAAGTCATCATTATTGGATTTCCTTATTTGCTCATTAGCTTTTCCATCCAGTTTCAGATTGCTGAAAAGAGTGAAGGGTAATCATACAGTCGCAAACATAATCTTGCGTTGCAAGCCATCCGAGAACTCGCAACTTTTCAAGCCCAAAGCCAATATTCTTAACTTCCATTTCAAATCTTCTTGGAGTTTCGATTGGAAGACCTTCTTCGGATAATGTAATAAGAAGCATTAGTTTTGTATCATCGAGATCATTTGTGGAAATAATCGAGGCTTTATAAAGCGTAAGTTCTTGGATATTAAGATGCTTGCGCGACTTTTCTGTGAGGGCGAATGTAACTTCGTATTTCATGTTAAGAAATCTTTAATTTTTTGAATTGCTGTGGTTTTTTCAAGGAAAGCTTGTTGGACAAACTGCCGTTGATGTTTAAGTTCTTGCTCGTAGTTCAATGATGAAACATAATTTGTCAAGCCTTTTGACAATCTTTTTTCATCAATAATGATATTAGGAGATAAATTATACCCGCAGTTCTTAATAGTATTTTCGCATCCAGCGTCGAACAACATAACAACATCATTCATTAAAGACTCATAGAAACGATTCGCCAAGAAAGCGTAGTTTGAGTGAGTGTGTAGATCTTCAATGTAGATTGAGTATTTATATTTGCGTAAATCCTCTTCGTTCTTCTTCCAAGACAATTTTTCAACATAACTGCATTTGCAGTTGATCGCTTGGAATTTCTTAACATTCTTTGGTGAACAAGAAAGAGAAACGCCTTCTGTTAAAAACTTCTCGAAAGAAACTTGGCGATGCTTACGGTAAGTGCCATAGTAAATGATACCGTCCTTATCGGCAGGATTCGTCGGATTGCGCGTATCCATAATCAAAGAATTAAGATTCACGGTAAGCCACTCAACAATAAAGTCGTTTAGCTTTTTGCCCGCGATGTTTTTATTGAGAATCCAGTGGCGATAACCGCTACGAGGATTATTGCAGATCATGTCATACTTTAATCCATGATTAATTACGCCATAGCGAAGAAGCTGATTGTCTTCAATGTCATGGTCGTTAACTAGCCAAACATACCTCGCGTTTGGATTCTTCGTCAAAATTTCGCGGTAAGGAACATGAGGCATATACGGTGACGCATACGCGCAAATGATTACGTCGTACTGGTTGGCTAAGATTTGTGGCAATTTGTATTCGCCATCCAATAGGTCTGCGCCGAGTGCCTCGGCCAGAATCAAGCTGTTACGGCAATGAACGATTGATGTATCGTCAAACTCATTTGACAGCGGCTTTCTCTTGCTTGTGCTTTCGATGATTAAGATTTTCATTAAATTTTGCGAATTCGCCTTGTTCGTTTGAGTAGTAAATTTCTTTGAAAATTACATCGCCCAAAAGCTTTTGGCAGTGTTTGCAAGGTTTACCCATAGCTATTTTTTCGTTTCTGTCAATACGAAATGTAACTAAAGTATTTTTCGAGTGATCGACCTTGCCAGATTTAATGACGGCGCACGCTTCGGCATGGATGCCGCTTCCTTCAAAATAACCGTACTTTCTGTTTATCGGGTGAGACTTGTTTGAGTTTCTTCCGATAGAAACGACACGATTCTTGTGCAGTATAAAAGCAAAATGACGACACCGGATTCCAGTGTCGTCATAGATAATTAGATTTTTTGCTAGGTTTACGAGACGCTCAAACTTCATTAGAAGTTATATCTAATGCGGACTTCGCCGCCTGTGTCAAGGAATTTTGATGGCAATTTAGAATTTAAACGCTTGCCATTGCTTCCTTCAAACTTGAGTTTAACATCAACTTTGCTGATAGAGACTTTGGTTCCGAGTTCAAAAGTGTCCATGTTTTGACCTTTGTTAAAGGAATTGACATATTGACGACCTTTGCCAACTTCGGCATAAACCCAAGGATAAGCTACGCCAACGCGAGCTTCATGGGAATATGTTTGGGTATTCCAGTTAGTAGCGGAGGTGTTATTCTTGGACTCTAGATAAAATGGGATACCAGCGTGAGCTTTGGTAGCCAAAAGAGCTAGAGTTAACGAAACGATGAATAGTTTAATTTTGTTCATAATCATTATAATTATTACATTAACTTTAATTTTTTCTATAAATAAGTTTTAAAAACAATTCGCTTTCTTGATTAACTTCCTCGAAACCATAAGATTTAATTAATTTTAAATAAGAGTCGAATCTTTTGCGCTTTTTGAATACATGAACAGTGATTTCTCGGTATTTGGATATTTCTAAGTAATTCGTGAAGGCTTGTTTGATCTGTTCGGTTTGATGGATAACTTTGGGGTCAGAGAACATATAAGTGAACTCTGCTGAGATGCTAGTGGTTTCTCGGAATACTAATGCGCCAAAGATTTTGCCTTTGTCATTTTTAAACACACAAGACGTTCTAAAGTTATTTTGTAGGTTTAAAGATATTTCCTTAAAGAATAAAGAAGGCGAGGCAATCGTTGTTATACCAAATGAGGCTTGGGCTTTTACCGCTAATCTTAAAACGTCGGGTAAATCAGACAAACGCATTGGCATTACGGTAAATGCGTCTATTTTTATATGGTTTTTCTGACTCATGGGTGTAATATAATCTAAAGGTAAAAGGAAATGTCAAGGGAATCTAATCATAAAGCTAATTCGGAGTTATTTTCGCTGGAACCAACAGCGTTGTTGGAATTCTTCGTGATTTATTATGATTACGTTAATATGCCAGATGAGAAGCTTTACATTCATGGCGGCACTAATGGAATAAACGGCTCAATCTATTGGCAAGGAGAAGAATATGTACCTTTTCCTATACAAAGTTCAGGTTTTGAGAGTAAAGGCGATGGTTCTCTTCCTAGACCAAAGTTAATGGTATCTAATCAGGACTTTTTCATGTCCAACTTGATTAGAAGATACAACAATCTTGCTGGTGCCAAGATAGTTAGAAAAAGAGTATTCCTTAAGTTCTTGGATAACAGAAACTTTTCTGAACAGCGTAATCCTTATGGAACTGCCGATGCTAATGCTGGTTTAGAAGATCAAGTATTTTTCATTTTAAGAAAATCGAGCGAAAACAGAGCTGTTGTTGAATTTGAACTTAGCTCTCCACTTGAGTTAGAACACGTTACGTTTCCGAAACGTATCGTTATGGCTCGTTATTGCTCTTTTCATTACAGAGGTAACGGTTGTCGTTATATGGGTGCGCCAGTAGCTAATGAATACGACCAAAGATTATCTACGGTAATGGATTTACGAAATGGTATTCTTAAAAGAAAATACACTAATACTGTATTACCTCCTTTAGCTGGTGATCCAGCTGTTGATGTTCTTGAAGATTATCCAGATTTCTTTGTGACAGATTTACGCGATTCTATTTACGTTAATTCTTCGGAAGAAGTTTTGTCTGATGTTGTTGTTTCAGTGGCGACTCAAAAATGTTTTACTGAGTTTTATGGGTTTTTCAAAGTTGATCGCGGAGAAAATGGGAGCTATTCTTTTGGGGTTGATGTCGATGATTCGGCGGAAGTATATATTGATGGAGTTAAAGTAGCTTATAAATATGGAACAGGCTCAATGAGAAACGAGAATTTACCTAGTCTTTTTAACGTAGTTGTTTCTAGTCCAAATTTAGGAGTAGGCTACCACAATATTTTAATCAAACATTATAATTATTTAGGTGGAAATGGCCTTGATTTATATTATCAAACAGGAACTAATTTAGGAACAGCAACTTGGACAAAGATTCCAACTACTCGTTATTATTATGACGCGACAGATTCTGGAAAACTTTCTTCAGGACAAAAATTTACATTTGACGCTTCCTTAAATAAATCAGTTGGAAATGATAGAGCTACTTTATTATCAGCAAAGAATGAATTAAGATGGAAGAACAATGGAAATGCTTATAAAGTTGGTGATTTCGTATATAGAGAAACGAGCAATATAAAAGTTTCTAAAAGTGATATTAACGAAGTCCCAAATTGGGAGCCGCTTATGAAAGTTTACGTTTGTTTGAAAAACCATACATCAGCGCCTAATAAAGATCCATTCTTTAATAAAGAACATTGGGTTGCTGATCAATGCTCTAAAACTCTTACTGGATGCAAAATGAGATTTGGAAACGAAGGATCGCTTCCTTTTGGCGGGTTCCCCGGTACAGAAGAATACAGCATTAACGGACAATAATATGAAATCTATAATTGATCACGCAGCCACATCTGACCTTGAAGTTTGCGGATTCATCTGCATGGAAGATGGCAAAGTGGTAACTGAGCCAGCAAAAAATATCGCTATCTACGAAAATAACTTATTTGAGATTCACCCATTAGAGGTTGTAAAGAAAATCAGAAGCGGCAAGTTGATGGCAATCTATCATACTCATCCTTCATCTGGAGAAGAGGAATCTAAGTTTGATAAATTTAATTGCGAAAATTCTTGTGTTCCGTATCTAATCTATAGCAAGCAAACAGAGAAGTTTAATCTTTTAACGCCAAAGATTCCTCATGTTAGTAAAGAGTACATTAAAGTATTAAAGGAGATGTATGACTAATATATACTTGCATGGAGAATTGAGAAATCTTTACGGCGAACATTTTAAGCTGAACATTGAATCAGCGAAAGATACTTTTCGTGCAATCAATTCTAATAGAAAAGGTTTTATTACTACCGTTAAAAAATTAATGGGGAAAGGTGTTTATTATAGAATAATTATTGATGACGAAGTATTAAGTGATTCCAAAGAGCTGGGAATACAAAAAATCCCACAAGAAATACATATTGTTCCTGTGGTTTGGGGAGCTGGAAGTAACGGAGGAATGCAAATTTTATTAGCGGCGGTTCTAATTGCGACGAGTTTTATCGTTCCGACAAATTTTGCTTTTGCTATAAACGCTTTAAGAATGGTGGGAGCGGCTCTAGCTGTTCAAGGCGTTATGACGCTTTTGTATCCACCAGCAAAACCAGATTTTAATCAAGAAGTGTCTGCTGGTGGTAAATCTTATCTTTTCGGAAGCAAACCGGGCAACGCGTCTCAAGGCCAAGCTGTTCCAGTTGGATATGGCAGATTACTAATTCAATCTTCTCAAATAAGCGCAACAGCTAACCATTATCCATTAGCAACAGACATTAAAAAATTAATGGCTCCTACTGATATGCCAGTAAGCGATTATACCGAAATTATCGCTAATGACGAAGCTCCTTCTCCTTATGGGTTAAGCGTAGATGGATTCTCTACAAACCAAGCTACAGACCTAGGAGACAGTCAAATCTTCTCTTCTATCAATTTAGTTAATTCTTATATTAATATACTTACAACTAGCGTGGGCAAAGTAGCGAGTGATCCTGTTGAAGTTGTTGTGAAAACCAATGGAGAAGTAGTATCAAATCCAAATTTAGATACATACGATCAAGATATTAGTTACGAATGGAAAGAGATTTCTGCAACTACGCCCGGTGCTATTAAGATGGAAACTGCGTACGCTTTCAATGATGGATTAGTCTATCGTTCTTATGATCCATTATCATTTAGATTAAAAACAAATTTAGGAACAGGAGATTTAAATACTCAGCCAAATTATTTCAATGTTTATGAAAGCGGGTCGTTAGTAAAATGGGGTCCAACTGAATTTAATGATTTATCTATTGGAGATTGGGATAAAGATTACCTATTCAAGAAAAAAGAATTAACAAATTATCAAGATCGTTATTTCTCTGCCGTAAGAGATTCGATGGGTAGAGCTGCGATTAGCGGAGCCTCTAGAGCTGGAAGCGTAGTGACGGTAACTACGCAAAACTCTCATGGATTTTTGAATAATATCAACGTCGATTTATTTGAATTAATAGGAACTGGAACAAATACCTCCTATGCTAACGGAACGCATTTGATATCTGTTACAGGAACAGGAACAGGACAAACTAATTTTACATTTAGTATTTCTGGTGCAAGCGGATCTGAAGTATATTCGACATCAACAGGTTCTTATGCTGTAGCTACAGAACAGATAGCTCCTTTAAGCGGATCAACAGTAATTACTGGATTTTGGTCAGAAATACAAAACCCATCCAGTCAATATATATACAAAGCTTTAAAAATAAATACTGGAGTCATTCCATCTTTAGATCCTACAGGATGGAGCTTGGTGACATCTCCTTTAGCAGAAACAGGGTTTGACGCGTTAACTAATAGTTTTCCTGCATTTTCAACACAAGGTATTTATGTTGGAGACGTTAATCAAACAAATCTTCAAACTATAATTAACTCTGATGTAGATAGAAACTCAGTAGATAACTATATGATGGAGTTTTATGGTTACTTATATGTAGAAATGAATCAAGATAAAGTTATTGACATTGTCGATGCACAATCAGGAGTAACTTACGAAATAACAAAAATAGGATCAACTGGTCAATGGGCAACTATCGGATTAACTGGATCAGGAAGTGCGCCGATTATGCCTGAACTTGGAATGACTTTTGTTAAAAATGCAACAGCAGCTTTGACAGCAAGCAATGGAAAAGTTTATCCTGTAAGAAAATTTAACTTTAAAGTAGATTCTGATGATGCTGGCGATCTTCATATAGACGGACAGTTAGCTAGCTCGTATTACAATTCGCATGGATTTGCTTTAAATAATGTTCCAGCTCCAGCAATCGCGGATATACCATCGACAACAACTGAAATAATGTTAACCGCAGGTTTCCATAGTTTAAATGCTAGATTCCAAGATGGAATTGGTTCTGACGGATTGAGTATTTATTATAGATCAAAACTTGATGGAGAGTCGTATTCACAATACGAAGTATTACCGTCTTCCGTTTTAAAGCATAGATCTTATAATGATTTGTCTCAAAAGAAAAATGTTAAATTCTCAAACAAGAGGACTTTGATTGCGGCTTCTTCTATGGTGGCTGGTAAAAAATATAAAATTGTTACATTAGGAAGCGTTAACTGGAGTTCTATAGGAGCGAGTTCTCCAGCAATAGGAAGCGTATTTTACAGAAACAATACAGCGATAACTGGTTCTGGAGGATATGTATTTGAAGATTTGTTTAGTTATTCTCAGTATTCTTCTGCTGAATTTAACCGATTAGTTAGATTCACGGCTGAAAGACCAAGCTCTGATTTATCTACATCTGCAAAATCTGGTTTGTCAATATATAAAGCAAAGTGGCAATGTATCGCTAAAATCGGAACATCTAAAACCATCTATTCTTCGCCAGTAAAAATAGATGTAAAGTTCTTAAATTCCAATACTCAAAAATCATTACAGTCTTCTGTAAGCGATTCCAGACTGATAGGCGAATAATACATGAAAATACTTAATCCATATAGATTTTTCAAAGGAGCATTTGGCTCTGGAACTGACGCCGCCACTCCAAAATTAATACCGCCCCGCGAACAAAACGGTCTTTTAAAATCAATATCTATATTTGAGTGTGTTGATTTGCTTTGCGAAGGTCCAATTTATGGATTGGTTGATCAATTTGGCAAAAAAATATATGGTTTAGATATGCTAAAAGGAATTTATTTGAACGATACTCCTGTTATGAATTATAAAGGAGAGTATAATTACAGAAATGTAATGATGGAAATCAACTTTGGAACTGAAAATCAAAAACCGTTAAATAATTTCAAAAAAGTATATATAGCTCGTCCAGCTAATTTTAAGTTACTAGGCCCAATCTCTAATACAGATACAGGAGCTGAAGCTGCTTTGAACAATAGACCAGGTGGTAATTTCGTTAATTGGGCAAAAAGTAGTGATGGCTGGCCTAGCGAAAACCAAGATCCTTTTGTATTTATTCATAAGATAAAGAATAAAGACGTTAAGAAGTTAAAAATTAGCTTATTAATAGAGCAGTTATTCGATACAGTGAGCGAGGGGAACGATACAAACGGAGGATTGGGCACAAATAAAGCTACTAATTTAGAAATAAATATTAAATTTGGATTAGATGGCGGACTTATTCTTGGTAATAGAAATATAGTTATCAATGGTTTTGTCAATTCTCCATACGGATTAATGATCGGAGACGGCTCAAGCATGGGTGTTGGAGGAAGTCTTAATAGAAATATCGGAGTTGGAACTATGTCAGGAAATGATGGAAATGGACCATCAGCGGGTGGTTCATTACCTAACGATACCACAAGAAATTATTGGGATGATTATTTAAGAGATCAATGGAAAGTAGGAGAACCGTAATATGTCTATTCAAAAAACACAAGCAGAGGTTGTAGCGTTAGGAATTAGCCCAAGAAATTATTCAGCTATACTATCTACTATATATGATTTAAACGATAAAGCGGTAAGCAATTATGTTCCAACAGCTCCAAATACTATTGTATATACAAATTCTGTTGTTGGAGACGGAGCTTCATATAAAACGTTTAATGCGTTAGCTGCAAACTCATTTGTTAAAGGAAGTTCTATAACTGTTTCAGGAAGAGCTAGTTATTTTATTTATAGTGGATATACAACTATTTCTCAAAAAGCTGCTATTAAAGTAGTCGCTGAAATTGATTTCGGTCGTTCTTCGTCCACTTATCAAACTTATACTTGGGAAATGTTGGCGAGTGAAATTGTTACTGAAGGAAATAATGTAGGAACATTTTCTTTTCAAATACCATCCGAAATTACCAGTAAGCTAGCAGTAGCAGACGATCATTATTTAGCTATTTGGGCTACATCGCCAGACAATGCGTTTGTAAAATTAACGGCAAGTGGAACTACTAATAATGCAAGAAAATTTGCAATAACAGCATCTTAAAAATATAATAATTTATGTCAGACGATCCAAACGAACCACAATCGACCGAGACAAGCCCAATTACACAGAATGAAATGCTATCTGCTGACATTGTGCTGCCTCCGTCTGTAAACGGAAGAGATCGTTTCATTTTGATAGAAAAGAAATCGCCAGAAACTATTAATCCTTTGGTCAAAAGAGAAGTTAGCGTAGAAGCTGTAATTGAAGTTATAGATAGAAATTTCTCTTATCCAATGGCCGCTCACGTTGGATTAAAATTTGATTCTAGAACGTTTTCTAGTATTCCTTCAAAAAAGTTTGATGTCAAAATGAAGAAGGTTAAAGTTCCTTCTAATTATTATCCGACAGGAGGCAACGGTTTAGATAGAAGATATGTTTATCCAAATCCCGATTATGACGCAGACCCAAATACATTAGACGTTGTATTTATGGTTGATCAAAATATGAATTTTGCAACCAGAGCTTTATTAAAAAGAAACTTAAAAGATATAATTTCTAAATTAATTTCTGGATATAAATACACAAGAGCTTCTATCTGGCAAACATCGAACGGAACCAACACGACAATTAACGAAAAAACAGGAGATATAATTAATAACTTTACCTTTTTTTCAGATGATGGAGCGTTCTTTGAAATTGAAACTCCTGATTCTGATGGGGCAAATAATACAAATCTTTACAAAAAATTGTTCGATGCTTTAAGCTCAACTCAAATTTCTACAAATCCAGATGAAACTATTATTGCTAATTACTTTTTAAGAAAAACTCAATTTAGTATTACAGATACAGTAGGACAATCGAGCGAAGGATCAACTTTAAAACACGTTTGGGAAAATACTGTTAGAAAGGTTATTTATTTTTCTGGATCAACTCCAGAAACAATGAGCGAAAATACTTATGATACGCTGTTATCTCATGCAAGAGAAAGCTGCATTAATATTTATTACTTTCATAACGATTCAGATTTTTCTGGCACAAGAACTTTAAGAGAACTCGCGGAGGACACAGGAGGAGCAAAGTTCTGTATGCTTCATGATTCAGACGTTAAATTAACTCAGTTCTGTGACAATAACTTTTACGACAGTAATAAGATATACTATGGAGATTGGGACGGAACATTTAAGATCGCTTGGACAGATAATCCTGCTTGGGTATTGTATGACATTATTACTGATCCTAACTATGGATTAGGTAATTATATTGATTCTAAAGCCGTAGATAAGTGGACTCTTTATGATATTGGTCGTTATTGTGATTGCGTTGATGATGACGGAAGATTTAGAGGAGTTCCAGATGGCAAAGGCGGATTAGAGCCAAGATACACTTGTAACATTATCTTCTACAACAAAGATGAAGCTTACAATGTATTGAAAGATATTTCTGCTGTATTTAAAGGCATCTTGTATTGGACGACAGAAGGCTTTTCATTCTTTGCTGATATGCCGAAACAAGCTGTAATGCAGTTCGCCAATTCTTCAGTAAAAGATGGAGTTTTTAATTACGAAGATACTGCTAAAAATTTACGTTACACATGTGTAGAAATTACTTATAACGATAGATATGATTTTTACAAACCAAAAGTAGAATACGTCGAAGATTCGGAAGGTATAGTCAAATATGGATTAAATCCGTTTAAAGTTAATGCCGCTGGATGCACCTCTAGATCAGAAGCGAAGCGCATAGGAAGATACGTTATGTCAACTTCTATGCACGAATCAGAAGTAGTAAACTTTACCGCAGGTATAGAAGGCTCTTATCTCCAAATCGGAGATTTATTTACGATAAGCGACGAAATTAAAAATGTCGCAAGAACGTTTGGAAGAATTCTCGATGTAGATTCAGCTAACAAAACAATCAAAATTGATGGTGAGTTCCAACAAGGATTATCTTCTGGTATATTTGTTCACATTCCATCTGGAAATTATAAAGTATCTGATTTAAATGCGCTTAATGATTCTGATGGTAATTTTACTGGAACTTTAGAAAACATCAGAGCTAGACGCCAAAGTCAATTAAAACAATTAAATATTAAACAAGTCCAAGATGATACATACGGATGCACTTTGACTGTTACTGGTAATTTCTTAATGGATTCTGTAATTACAGACGTTCATTTGGAAGAAGGAAGACTTTCTGGTGCTGTTACAACTGGAGATAGCGTTTTAACAGGAATCGTTTACAGATTTCCAGAAAATACAATAGCTGATGGAAATCCAACTTGGGACACTTTATCTTATCAACAAGTAACTGGAGTATTTAATGAAGTTGGGCTTGATGTTGACTTAATTGGAGAAGCTGGAACAGGTCAATTAATTGCTCCTGTGTCAAATAACTGGCTGGGCAAAATAGACTATAAGCTTAATGGATCGAATTCATTCTTTTATGCAAATGGCTCCGCTCAAGTAGAAGTAAATACTAATGCTGTCGCTATTGCAGAAATATCTGCTACTAATGGTTCTAGAATTAACTCTGCAACAGTATCTAATTTAGATGATGTATGGGGTTCTTCTATATATACATCTGCGGTAACTGGCAATGTAATAGCTATATTCACAAGAGGTCCGGTTGTTAGTAATTCATACGCCGCTTCTAACGCTAATTGGAAAAATCTTGCAGCAACAGAGGTATTCAAAATTGGTAAAAATATATCTGCAACTTCGACTTCTTTCGGATATGCGGCTGCATTTGTCAAAGGTGGATACAGAATTATTGAAAGAGCTTCTAAAAATTTGAGTGATCAAGGAAGTTTGACGTTCTATTATAGAGATTTGTTAGCTTTAAGTAAGCTGCGCCCATACTACACAATCTCTCAGGCTGACATTGGAAATAATCAAGCAACGAATCTTAAAGATTGGACATTTGATTTCGCATACAAAGTTGGAGACAGAGTAAAGAATAATGGAAATGTTTATTTGTGTGTTCAAGATCATAAATCGCCAACTACATTTGAAGTTGGGAATAAATGGACTGCTGGAAATTCTTTAGGATATTCAACATACGGATTCCCAAAAAACTTTTATGTAAAACAAAGTGGTCAAAAAATACCGATCACAACAGAATTAACAACTGCTCATATTACTGGAACATTCCTTTCTTTAGGTATAAATAAAATTCATGTTGGAGCAGGACCACTTGGAGAAAGTAATTTAGCTACGCTAGCGGAAGGTTCCGGTTTAGGTTATAGCGGATTAGTATATGGAACTGGTTATCCTATTGGTTATTATAATTTAAACGTAGATACATCAGCCAGAAACTTAGATTTACTTTCAGCTGGAAGCAGTTATGTGTTAAGTGGTTCAGGAGTTGAACCTAAATATTACAAAACTATCGCTACAAAAGAAGAAGAGGCTAATCAGTATGCTATTGTTGGATTGCAGTATATGCCAGACAAAGAAAACTTTGTAGAGAGAGAAATTGCGGATAATTCACCAAGCCAATACGTTACTTCGCCTTATGATAAAATCATAAAGCCAGATCCAGTATCAGCTATCACAAATACAGGTATATACGGAGGAACTGGATTAGATGTTACTTGGCAGCAAGTAACAAGTACACCAATTAACGGTTATAAAATATATGTAAGCAGACCAGACTATTCAAATACTAACGATTCTGCTTTAACCGAGTTTTTCGCAGTACCATCTGGGACTAACAAGGTTACTATCCCAATTAATCAAAAATGGGGACAATACGATATTGATGTTTATAGTCAAGGAATTACTCCTTACAAATTTTTGTCTGATGGCGCTGCGTCAATCGCTATTCAAGTTTTACCAAATCCAACATTGCAGATTGGTGGAACAACGGTTAATTCTGTATTGGTTAGTGGAATTAAATTAGATACAGCTGATACAGATAGCTTAAGATATAATATTGGTTACAAATCTTCTGATTCCTGCTTTACTGGCGTTGGCGTAGGAAACTTTACATCAGCCGATTTAACATTTAGATGGAAGTATATTGATCCTACAGGCGGAATAATTTCTAACATTGATCAGATGAGGCGCAATCCTTTTATCGAGTTTCCTCCAAAAGTAACTTTGGAAATCATCAATGAAGGTGGCGCGGTTTTAGAGACTGTAAAACAATACCAAGGATTTTCTTACAGAATAGATGAAAATGCTAATAAGAAATTAGTGAGCAAGGAGCAAAGTAACTATCAAAACGTACAAGCTTCTAGAAACTTAGGATTGAGAATCAAAATCGAAGATACCAATGGTAAATCTTTTACTGGAATTTATCAAGCGACAAACATTCCTCCTTCGTATAAAGAAATTGAAGTTATCGACTCTTACCAAGATTCGCCGTATCAAATTCTTTCTGGTATTTATGGAAATCAATCCTACCAAAGATTAGCTGTATGGTGCAGTGGCGCAAATAATATCGTTACTGGCTCTGGATTAAGAGATAGTGCTGGCGCTATGCTTAGAAGTGAAGACGAGAGAGATGTTTCTTATGGAGATATAGTATCTGCATTTTTAAGAGCGACAGGATTTAATGGAATTGAAGAAGGAGCAATTCCTTCTGTTGCTGGAATTACTATCAATTACAGAGGTGATGGAGATCCAGACTACGAGGCTTATGTCAATCTATATGGAGACTTACTGGACTTTTATAATAAGAATGTTGATAAATCAAAATCTAAAGAAAGTTTTGGATTAGAGCATTATACAGCTTATGGAATAAATGAAGGAAGAGAGGTGCCGAAAACCAAAAACAATCCAATGGGAATTGCTGATTTAGACGCTGTGCCTACTGGCAAAATAGGATTCTCTGGAATTGCTATGACAGTTTTACCAGAAAAAGTTTCTTTTAACAAGATTGTATTTAACTGTTCTTCACCTTTGTCAAATAAAGATGTTTATAAAGTGGATATATACACGGGAGATGTATCAGGTTTCGTTCCAGACGTATCGAAGAAAACGAACTATCATAGAGAGTATCTAATGACTGATACCAGAAGATTGCTTAACATCATAGAATTGAGCGACGAATCAATAAAGAGATCAACAGACTATTACTATAAATTCTTACCTTACGATGATTTTGGCAGCGGTATCATGTCTGCTGTTTGTAGCGGTTATTTAGTTAACGAAGAGAGAGAAGCTATAACTAAATCTTATAAGAAGAAAACACTTAACGGAAACGCTGACGAAGGAGAAATCAGTGCAGCTGATATGACCGAAGATATTAGATACAAAATAGTATCATTAGGCACAATCAACTGGAACGGAATTGGGCTTAATGCAGCTACAGTAGCAGAAATAAACGTAGAATTTGTTTACAACGGAGAAACTATAACAGGAAGCAACGGCGTAGTTCAAAGAATAGAAAAACCTGAAATCATCGCACCAGCAGAAATGGACATACTCCATGTTTTTAATACAAACAGTAATTCTACTGTAGTTGTCCCAGAAGATGTTGTTGAAGGGTCGTCGTTAAATTTCGTGAACATTGGAGAACACGATATTTACGTCAACAATCCAGACGGAGATACAGCTAATGGTGAAAACATAACTGTATTGAAGCCTAACGAAAGAGTCGAATTATTTAAAATAAATGGACTCTGGATTGATCCAAGAGGCGATAATCTTTACTTAGATTAAAGCTTAATATCGAAAACAGATTCGTCCATCTTGTTATCTACGCCTTTAACGTAGGACGAGATTTCTGTTTCTTGAGGCGCGACTTGAATCTTCTTGCTGTCATAGAAGCTATTCAACCATCCAGAAAGAGGATTAGCTTTAACATTATAGATTTTCTTGTAACCCATAGAAGTTAAACGGTTATCAGCAAGCCATTCAACGTAGTTCTTAAGCGAATCAGAGGTTAAACCAATC